AACTGATCTAGGTAATCGTTGGCACTACTAGAACCAGATGTTTGTATAAATCCTCCCGTTGGCACAAAACCACCTTGAGCAGGATTAAAAGGTGGTGTGCCACCCATAATTGATTGACCTATGCCTCTTTGAAATAAATTTCCTACACCTTGTCGGATTGCTTGACCACCCAACTGTAAAGCACTACCTAATCCACCAGTAGATCCTTTAGTTATAGCACCTCCTACATTACTTAAACCTGGTACCTTACTTACAAAACTACCAATACCACTTGCAACATTACCTAAACCCACTTTGCCTAATAATGAACCGCCTACTGCACCTAAAGCTTGCCCTACTCCTGGAATGAACATAGCAGCTGGTACTGCAACTTTTGCTACTTTTTTAACTGCGTTTTTAACTTTTTTAAACACTTTGGATAGAAATCCAAACTCGGGTAAACCTGTATTTGGGTTTATAGTTACTTCATTGTTACCTATTTGATATTCTCGAGGATTTAAACCAACATTTTGCATATCGGTTTCGACCATTTGCCTTGTTTCTGGTCTTATAACTGGTGGTACAACCATTTCACCTTTAGCTACATGAACTAACTGATTATCTTCGTTCCTGCCTAAAGCTGCTATACCTGTTAATTTTTTCTTCTCTGATGCACTAAGCATTTATAACCTCATGTTTTATGTAGTCACACTAACTGATCCTACACTTCCTGTTGCAGATAATCCTGTTAAGTAAGTACGGTGGCTGGTTAAATCAATAAATTCAGTACCGTCAAATACTTGCAACACCTCATTAGTGGTATTGAATATTAGCGTACCTCTATTAAAATTTAGAGAATCACGTTCAGTAGTTGATAATTGTATTGTATTATCAGGGTCTACTGCTCCTAAGTTTATCTCTAAAATACGAACAAGTCTATTAAATAGTTCTACAGTAACGGTATCTCCTACTGCTATTGGAAGCTGAGTAGGTAGTAGTTTGCTCATCTTCTACCGTCTTGTTTCACATCCATACGAGTTGCCCCTAAACGCCAGCCTACTGAAAGATTACCGTCATTAGTAGCATCATCATTTGATTCAAGTCTTAATACGGCTTGTCTGCCTCTTGCTCTTATGTGCAGTTGATTGGTGTCGCTTTTAACCTCGCTAGTAGATTTAGTAGATAAAGACGATCCATTAGCATTTCTAGTCTTTAAAATTAAGTTTACTGAACAATTATTCTGGTCCTCAATAAACCGTACATCTGGTAATATTCTACGAATAAATTGAAAATTATTACCATCACCTATATCAAAATCTGAACTTTCTATAAACACACCAGTCATAGGAGAACCATCATCATTAAATCCTACCTCGTGCTGGAACAAAAGATTGTTTGCCGTTGCTTGAGGAAATGACTCAACGCCTGAATCTAACCAAGCAGTTCTACTTAACTGGCCGTAATACCAAACTCTATCTTGATAATTGTAAATTACATATCTGTCTATTTCAGTTGAACTTGCAGAAGGATAAAACCAACCAACTTCATTTTCTTTAGTATTTGTAAAAGCGTGTATTTTAAAAGCTTGACTATCATTAATATCAGAAAAAACATAATTTAAAACATTACAAGGTAATTTTTGCACGGTACCGTTATAAATATAAAAGTTATCGTAAGACATAAAATAAATGCCTTGAGGAGCAGTCACAGCTCCTTTTGGTGATATTAAACCTGTAGACTCATTAATTAAATTTACTGCAAATGTAAACGGGGGGCCAACAAAACGCATACTATAAACCGAGGTATCAGTAAATATCACAATCTCTTGTCTAGCTTTGACAGCACCTATAATTAATGATCCTGATGAAAGCCGTAAAGATCCAGCGGTATTAGTAATTTTTGGTTCAAACTCTAGCTCATTTTCTTGATCACTAAACGCAATAAACATAGGATCTATTGTGCCTGTTCTTGCTGTACCTCCTGTATTTAAAGGATCAGCTCCTAATACTATTAGATGTCTATCTATTTCTGATGTTATAACTTGTAATCCTTTTGTAGGCACAAGGTTAGCACCTGATCTACCTGATAAAGCAACTGCTCTTGTAGATAACCCATCACTTTCTATCCACTCAAAAATACCTGCACCCCTTGGATTTATAATTAAATTTTCACCAAAGTTGTCATGCGTCCATAATCTAAGTTGATTTACGGATGAAATGCTTGTAGAAGATCCCCAAGTACCGTCACCCCAAGAACTAACACCCCAACCAGTAGATGCTACAAAAACATCTAAACCAGTATTGATTTGATATGTGCCCACAACAGAAGAACCACCATTACCTGTGTCGCTTGAATTAGCAGTTACAGTAACTCCGCTGGTATTTTTAGCTTCTATAGTATAGCTATTAGCATTTACTATAGTTGCAATTTGGTATTCTTGATTTAAAACTGCAGAGTTAATATTACCGCCAAGACTTGATGCTCCAGAAAATGTAACGAAATCATTTTGTACTGCCCCATGTGCTGTATCAGCGACAGTTATTGTCGCATCTCCATTTGAGGCAGAAAATGTAACATCTCCTGCACCAGTAGTGAGTCTAATAGGCGTAACATCATTAAAGTTATTACCTTCTTTAATATAATATTTTAAGTTGGTGCCTATTCCTAAATACTTTGCACCATCTAAAGCAATCCAATTATGTAATGCTCTAGAGGTTCCTAAATAGGTATTTGTAGTTAGTTTTTCCCATCCACCAAATTTTTCAGGTCTGCCACTACGAAACCTTATTAAATTACAATCAAACCAACCGCCTTCGTTATCGTATTGAGTTCCTTCTCTTACGATACCTGGTCTAAATGTAACTTTGTTTATAGGCATTATATTTCAGTCCAATCTTTCCCCTCGAATAATAAAGCCTCTGCCTCTCTGCGCCTTACTAAACCTTGTAAAACTTCACCGTTGCTTTTATTCCAACGCTTTATTTGATTTGGTACTTCCTCGTACTCTTTATTATTTAGAACTTTTAACATAGTACTATTGTTTAAATTAGTTGATCCTAAATTGTATGTCCAAGAAACCAAAGCATCAAATTGACATTGTTCTAAATCTACATCTACTGCTTTTTCTACATACTCACAATATTCATCTAGTTCATTCAATAACATATTATCTGCTTGTTCTTTAGATATAGTCATGCCTTCTTTAACATTTTTTGTATGACCATAACCTATAGTCCAAACTCCTGCTGCACATTTGTAAGCCTCAAGCTCACAACCTTCAAACCTTTTTATTAAAGATATTCCTTCGTTTGATATATTCATATTAATAGTCCCCCCAGACTTTTGTTTTTTTACCACCCCAATATTCAACTGCGTGGCCTTCTTTGATAAGAAGCTGACAAATATCTTTGCCATCTTCTGTATAAGGTATTGCAAGTATTCTGCCATATTTACCCTTTCCAAATGATTTTATAGTTATAGATCCTATACATAGTTCTTTTAATCTTTCTTTGGCATCTAAGCCTAATTTTTTTTCTGCTAAGTCACGAGTCCTTGACTCAGGCGTGTCTATACCTGCCAACCTGCAGCGTTGTTTATGCAGACGAACATCAAATCCTAAGTCAAGGGTAACATCAATAGTATCGCCATCAACCACTCTTTCGATAGTAGCGTTATATACATATGGTTCTGGTTTACTGCTCATCTTTATTAGTAGTTACCTTTCTATAATACACAACCACATCTTTTAGTTCTGTAATATATCTTTTTATTTCTTGCATATTGTAAGCCATCACTTCGTAATCAGGTATTGTCATAGCTAAAAATACCAGCTCGCCCTCTTGTTTTTCAATTCTAGCCAACTGTTCTTCCCAATTGTCGGGTGTTACGGCAATCCATTGTAGTTGTTTAAGATCAATTTCTCTTGGCATAATAGGCTGTACGATTGTACGCTCTATCGGTTTTGCAGTTACTTGTATTGGGTTAGTTGGAAGCAGGCTGCAACTGGAGCCCACTATCAAGATCATCAATAGTAACGCTGATTTTCTCAATATCTTCCATGATATGTTTTGTACCATTATTTATTTTCCTCTCCATTTCTACTGGATCACTTAATATTTTAGCCGTAAGTTGATAGTTTTGTATAAACTGTGTATAACGGTTTAGTTCCCTTTGTGCAGCTTGACTTTTGATTGTCATGTCTTGAAGTTGCTTAGCTTGATTATTAAAGTCTTTTTGGATGGTTTTGATTGTTTCTTCTTGCGTAACAACAGCATTTTGTAATTTAGAATTATTGGCTACAAGTATTTGATTTTGATTAAAGAAATAATATAAAGCAACTAAGAGAACGCTAATCACACCTAAAAGAACTTTACTCACCCTGCTAATGGATTTTTGTTATTGTCTTTGATTTCGTCTATTTGCTTGTCTAGGCTTTCTAAATCAGCCTTGATAGTAGCTATATCTGTTTTTATATCAGTAACATCAGGCACTTCAATATTGTCTATTTCTTTTTCCAAGAACTGAACAGATGTTTCTATAGAGGCAAAGCGCTCTTCAATAATTTTCATCTCATCTTCAGCCTCATCAACTCCGCCAATCTTAGCTTCTAAGTTTTCTAATCTATTTACATATGTTGCACCTGTATAACCGAAACCAGCTAAGGTGCCTACTATAGA